TGTATATCAGCTGCACTTCCATAGTCGTGTCGAAGAGATCCAGTAGCAACTTTTTCACTTCCAATCAGTCTTACATTGCCAGCAGCTCTTGCACCTGGTGATCTTTGCCATTCTGCATAGGGCATTTGTCCGGCACTATAAATTATGACCTTTACTTTACAAGCTATTGCAGTTTTATCTAGCAATTGGATAAGTTTTGGTTCACAAGGGTCGTTTCTAATTTTTCCCTTAATCTCAGAAACATAAATTACATTGTTAGTTGTTTCAAAGCCTTCTATTTTTGGAGGAACATAAGGCTTATACCCTCGAGCTTTTGCCATAGCTTCGTCCATAACTCCGTTATCACCGACTCTAATGCCATCACCTTCGCCATTTACCCATACTGGGCCAGTATGTCCTTCTTCATTAGGAATGCTATGTGCAGTTAAATCTCCGCCGGAGCCTGTTACTCGTACACTTGCTTCAGCTACTGATGAATTTCTTAAGAAAGTATCTGGAGATATAAATCTATCAGCTGATGCTAACATTCCTGGGGCTTCTCTATCTGTCTGATCACGCTTAAACCCTAAAGGATTCATATTCTCATGATGTGGCCAAGGTTCGTGTTGCGGTGCTCTCGGCACAATGGAAGTGTAAGGTATAGGTTGTGTTACTCCTGGTAGTACATAAGGTAACGTTATTTCAGGTAATGGTTTTACTTTTGCTGGCATCTGCGGACTTCCGGCTTCGATTGCTTTTGCAGCATTAGCCGGTAGTAATGCATCTACACCCTCAGTAGCGTCTGTTGCCGCTGCTGCTGTTGATGCAGCTGGTCCGTTAAAATGAATTTCAGCACCAGTAGAAACAAAATTAGCGCCTGCTTGAATATGTGTTTCGGCGCCACTTGTAATATGTGTACCAAGTCCTGATGTTGATTCTATATTTCTAGTGCTTTCTAAGAAAATACTTCCTTCTGCTTTAGAATTTATATCAGCTGTTTTTGCTTGATTAAAAATAGACACTTCTGCAAGACTATTAATATTTGCAGTTTTACTATGATTAAAAATATCAGTTTCTGCAATATTATGCATTTCACCAGTTACGGTTTTATTAAACATACTTGTTTCTGCGGTATTGTGTATTGACCCTGTTGCAGTTTTGTTAAACATATCTATACCAGCAGTAGTGTTTATATTTTCAACTGCATTTGTTAAGATACTTATTCCGGCTCGATTGTTAATAGTGCCGTCAACTGTTAATAGGTAATTTCCTGTGATATCGTCATAGATATTTGATCCGGCAGTTCTATATATCGACTGTGCTGCCTTTGTATGTAATGCACCGTCAATTGCTTCGTGGTACATGTGTGACCCGCTGGACAAATGTGTATTTTTTGCAGCATTTGAAAATATACTATCGCCTGCAGATAAATGACTGCTGCCGCCAACTGTTATAGTGTGCTCTGCGCCTACTAACAAACTTGTATTATATGCACTTTCAAGTTGTACTCTGCCACTTTGCTTTTCTTGTTCAAAATGTTTTCCATCGCTCCAACGTGCTGAGGCTTTCATGTTTATATTACGGCCAGCTTCTACATTAAAATCACGTTCTGCTGTAAAGTTAATATCAGTATCACTCATAACACTTATACTATCTTGGGCATGTATATCTATTTTACCATCCGACGACATTTCAATCCATGCAGTGCCTCTTGAGTTTGCAATATAGATTAAATCTTCACTGTTATGCATCATTATCTGATGCCCTGTTCTAGTCCTAAATCTAATCATTTCATTTTGTGGAATGGTTTCGTCGCCGCCTTGTTCGCTAATACGTTTGTTTACATATATAGGAGGGCCATCTTCAGCGTGGGTTGCTCTAATTAAATTCTGATCGCCGTCATCCATTACAAAACTACTACCACCCAGTCTGTTATATGGAATATCTATTCCGTCTATATCATAACCGTATTTTGCTTTAGGATGATCTTTACGTTTATCAAGTGGTCCAGGTGTACTCATACCAAACACCATCGACGGTGCTTCTCGTCTAGCACTACTAGTAGTTGTGCCTCTTGTTTCGTCGTCTATTAAACCTTGTACTTGTAGTACTTCAGAAAAATCTTTATTATAAGGTTTCTTAAAAAACTGAGGATCTGCTGCTGCGCCATCTTCTAATTTTTTATTATATTCACCTACAGGTAATTTTTTGTCTTTTAAATCTTCAGGAGTTTCTTCAGTATGTAACAAGGTAGATGCTGTTGCGCCTGGAACCATCATATTCATATTATTATCTTGAATACATCCTATCCAATATCCGTATGCTGAGATGCCTTCTGCAAATATAACTAAAACACGAGATCCTACATCAGGTGGTACTGCCCAAAATCCATAACTTTTTTGTGTGCTTTGAAAATCGTCATTTTCTTTTAATCCTGATGCTGGTGTAACTCCATAAAACGGAGACAGATATTTGACAATCATTAGTTGTCCACTTCTTTCAGGAAGATTACTCGAACTAGTACGTCTAATAAGTTCAACTTCTAATGTACCTTGCATATACGGATCTAAATGATTTACAATAATTGCTTCATACGGGCCACTATTGCTAATGGGTCCTTCTTGTACTGTTGTTCTTGTATAACTCATTAAAGTTTGTCCTTAATTATCAAATTCTTGATATTTGTACTCTGCCGCCATCGGTTTCTTGAAATGCAAATTGAGTAATGTCAAGTTTATATCTTTCAAGTTGTCTTACAGCCGATGCTTGATTTCTAAAAAATCTGTTAGGTGCTGTAAGTTTTTCAACCACATCCTCAACTCGACCTGTTCCGTCATTAGCAAATCTTTTACTCGGGTGATCATATTCTACTTCGCCGCTGCGGGTTTTAATTTTAGTTTCATCTGGTGCTTCGCCGACTCTTACATTATTTTGATCATACACACTACCGTCTCTTATATTATATGAACTATTTACAATATCTAATAACTCTTGCCTATCGGTTGTGTTTGTTAATTCTTTTTCTTGTCGTGCTGCACTATTATTCTTATTACCTGTACCAGAAGTAAATGTTTCTGGTAATGGTTTATCAGTTATGCCAGTTAAGCTATCAGTCTGATTTATTATAGTAGGTATTTCGTCATATGTTGGCCCTGCTGCAAACACGCCTTTCCATACATTTGATTTATTTTCTACATCTCTAAACTGATTCATATATTCATATCGTTTACCTGAGTCTGTTTCTATGAAAGGATCAACTCCGGTTGCTTGTACAAATACATTTCTAGCACTTGTTAGATCTACTTTACCTACTTTGCCTACAAAAAAAGATGCAGCGCTCTGTGCTGCAGGTATAGCTTGATTTAAGATAGCTGGATTGTTTAAAATATCTAATCCTGTAGATGATGCCACAGATTGGAATACTTTTTTTCCTGATATTCCTAAAAGTCCTGCTGGTGAAAATGCACTGCCGCCATCATCTTTTAGTACTTGATCAAAAAATCTAGTAGGTGAAGATTTTAAATCAGTTAGCTGTGCATCAGAAAAATTAGATATAACTGGTCCAAATCTATTTCTTAATGCACTATTAGATGTTGTCGCATAAGATTTTACATAATTTGTTGTTAAGCCCGAAACGTTTTCGCACATACCGACTATATTCGCAACTGATGCTGTATCAGTTATTCCTACTTTACTTAGTTGGTCTTTTACTTGTTTTGCATTAACAAGTTTTTCTGCATCAGAAATAACTTTAGGAATTTCATCATATCCGTGTACTGTAGGATTAGTAGAACTTTGTACTTCAGGATTATTACTATCATCTGCTACACCAGATTCATCTCCTGGTGGTGCATAATCAGGCATATCTTTTGTGGATTTTTCTCCAAGGTGACATACATCACGTATTTTCTTACCTAGTCTAAAATCATATCGATCATCTTGTGGATCTATTAATTCATATTTGTAAACATCGCTTGCTTCGGGTAAATCGGAAGGTGTAGAAGGATAAGAATTTACACGCTTTCCGCCTGACGTTACTTGACCTGCACTTACTGCATGTTCTGTAACTCTTTTTTCAGATGCTCCAACTGTAGGATTAGCCGTGTTATCTCCGTTAATAGTAGCATCGACTCTAGTAGTTTTTCCTGTGCCACCTTTTTTTGCATCCTTAATGCCTTGTAAAAATTCATCTGGTTTACCATGTGCTGAATTATCTAAAACTCCAGAATAATAACTTTCACCTTTTGCTTTTCCGTTTACAGCTATAGGAAGAGGTATACTAGCAAATTCTTTACATAGATTTATCATAAAATCTATATCAGTAAATTTTCCTAATTTCCATTTTTTATATTGTCTTAAATTATACAATCTCTTGATACATATTATATCTTGTATTTCAGGAGTATATCGAGTAAAATCAATATCTAATTTAAGTGATCTAATAGTTTCAGCAAGGGGAGCTTTAATAAACTGATATCTACCCACAGCACAACTAGTATTACCATTACTTTTTAAAAGATCTAATTGAAAAGTTTGTACTTGTCGTAGCGTTTTTGTTACTATCGACGGATCAGAACTGTTTGAATAATGTGCAGTATATCCTAAGTGGCCTGATTCACCCTTAGCTATGAGATCTAGCAACGCCCTGTCAATTGAATCGATTACAAATGCATCAAGACTTACAGGATTGTCTTCTATAGCCTCTCCTAAATTTTCACTATTTGTAATATCTAAAATTTCGTCAGTTGTTCCTTCTTTTTTTATAGTACTTGATGTGTTAAAAGAATTTATTCTTGCTGCATTTGAATCACCAACAATTACTGCTCCAGGATATGCATTTCTTATATCCTCGGCACTTTGTACTTTTAATAATTCAGGATTATTTTTACCATAATATAAATCAGTTATATCGTATGCAGTTGCACCTGCAGAAGTTGCTGCATTTTTCACCAAATTATGTAAATCTGGAAATCCTACTTCCGGATCGTTGTTTGGAGGTACTATAACTATATTAGTATATCCTTTTGTTTTAGCATTTTCAACAATCGCTGTTATATTCTCTGCGGTGTTAGACGTGTCATCTAAATCAGCTGTGCCAATTGCTATAATAATTGTATCGCTCATTATAAACCACCTACTATTCTACCATCAACAAATCTAGCATTAGTTCCTGTAATACTACCTGTTCCTGTTGGTGTATTTGTTTGATTTGGTACACGCATTAACGAAAGATTTTGAGTAAATTGTCCATTGTTAAATGTATGTGTAATGCCCCAACAATTAAACAGTCCACTAAATGGTTTTACTAGTTCGGGCATTCCCATTGTAAACACTCCGTTCAGTTGAGGGTAATCTAAAGGTGTTCTAAAATTTATTACAATGCTTAAATCTTGATATCTAAAATCAGCACGACCGTCAACAGACAAGTTCTTTCCGACTAGTTTTTTCCTTTGATTTCCTGCATCACTTGGCAAGTAATACGGATCTCCCCAAATTGATAAATCAGCTGTGACCATATTAAGAGGAGAATTTATTAGACTTGAATAGTGTTCTTCTGCTCTATTACGTTTTGCTAATTCATCAGGATTAGTTGACTTTTTTGCTCCGTTAAGAAAATTTGATTCTTGTTTTATGCCTAGTTCTACAGTTGACGTTAATTCATTTTTTTCTCTCGAATTAGCACCTTCATACTTTTGATCTTTATCTCGCTGAGCACTTAGTGTAGCTTCGCCTGCACTAATTGCGCCTTTGTTAAAATCTACTAATACTAATTCTGTAAATGCATTATTAAAATTAATATTAAAATCTAAAATATCTTCATTTTTTCCTGAATAGATATAGTTGTATTCTTTATCTGCACTTGCTTTTCTTTCAGGTATTGCTGTAGGAGCTTCTTTTGATCCTTGTATCTTTGATTCACAAATTTTATACGGAACAACACAATACACATAAGTCATTCTAGGGCGTCCTAGATCTGGATTAATTTCTTCTTCGTCTTCAATAAAAACCATTTGTTCTATTTTAAAATAATCTTTCATACCTGCTTCAGTGTTTTGTAAATCATGCACATATTGACAATCAATAATTACATCAGTAATAATACTCGAAATTCGGTCTCCTTGTCCGTATTGATAAAACTGTTTAGTAGCAAATTCCGGAATGTCAGGAATATCGTACTCTATTCCAAAATTTCTAGAAAGTTCACTTTCGATAGGCTTCTGTGCAGCATTTCTTGTACGAGCATTATCGTCAAGTACAGCACTAAGTCCTATGCTGTTAATATTTTCAGGTCTGCTACCCCATATTTTTAAATTTCTAAAATACTTTGCTGACTTTGATGCTGTACGTTTGGCAAAAATTTGAGCTGTTATATCTTGTGCTTGATTAGTGCGCCCTGACATTACAGCTTCGTTTTGTCTAAATTCTAAAGCACTATTTTCTGGATTAAGTGTCGTTAACGATTTATTTCTACGTCTACCTTCTTGATCATAAAATTCCATAACTTCAGTTTTTGATGCATTAACACTATCTAGCGCATCATAGACATCTCCAGAATCATGTGGGAATAAAATTAAATATCTATCATAACCAGAAATTAATTGCTTATCTTCAGCATTTTCAAATAATGAATTAATTGATGCTGTTATACTGTCTTCACTTGTTTCTAAAACTTCATGTACTAGTCTTCCTGATGCAGATATATCAGTTTTTACTTGATCAACGCCATCTTTAAATGCAACTTCAGAATAAATTACTGCTCGACATGAATACTTACTACCAGATCCGTCAACATCAAACTCTACATTAGTAATCATTATAGGAAGATAACTCGGTACAATTTCATTTGCAGTTAGATTACCTAGTGCATCATAACCTGCAAATTCTATCTTTAGACAAAATGGTAAGTTTTGGAAACTGCCGAATTTTAATTCCTTTGCACTCTCTCTAATTACTTCTAAAAACTGTCCCATTGAATACGGTTCAATAATATCAAACGTTACAGCCGTGCCTAATGTTATGCCAGTGTTTTGATTAGGAGCTACAGCAGATTCAATATTTACATTGTCAATAAAGAATTCCATGTGTCCGCCTAAATCTTCTTCCATTTGAGTTTGCATTTTTATATCTGTCTGGCCACCTCCTGATTTACATATGATGCGCTGTAGTCCGTTTTTAACATATTCATCTGGAAAGTTTAGTTCTTTAGGAGATAAGATTCCTAACGAAATAATATAATTGTAACTATTATACTCTCTTAATTTATTACCTAATTTTCTTGATCCATCTGAGCCAGATTTAAGTGGAATGTTTAATTTTGTTAAAACTGATTCTACTGCACTATAATTTGCTGTTAAATCATTTGTTATATTTTCTATTTTTTGGAATGCCTTTGTTGCAAATGCCTCAACATCAGGATTTACCCAGTCTGAAGGATTATACAATTTAATATTTTGTGTGCCGCCGAATGCACCTAGCGTTTGACCAAAAGTCTTTGAAATAGCATTGCCAAATACACCGCCTAATCCTACATTATTAAGTACATTTAATTTATTGCCAATTACATTAGAAATTGCAGCGCCTGCAAGACCTTTTGCAATATCTTGAGGACTAGATTTAGCAAGCTGAGTGGCAGAATTAATTAAATTTACTCCTGCTGATAATTTTCCTAACGGAGAGCTTGTGTTTGATAACGTGTTAAAAGAACTTACTGTATTCATTAACGGACTTGTTGCACCGAATGAATTTAGAACACTAGACAAAGGAGTTGTAATATTGCTAATAGAAGTAGGAACTCCGGGAATTGCAACATTAGTTGCATAACCTACTCTTTTACTAATTTGGTCAACTCCTAAGTTTCCAAACTGAGAATTTATTGCTGTGTTTAGACTGGGTATTTTTCCAGCTAATGCAGACACGCCAGCTGCGGCAACAATAGACGTTGCATTTAAGCCTGCTATTGTATTTGGCAATTTTGGACTTATTGTTTTTTTAGCAGAATCAACTAACGATTGTACTGCATTGATATTAGGATCAGTAGCGGTTACTGTTGTTGCTAAAAATTTACTATTTTCATCAGTAAGCTCACCTAGCGAAAGATTTAAGTTTGAACCTATAGAACTTTTTAAACCTGTTGCTGTTTTATTTTTTATACTATTTGCACTTACTGCTTGAGTAACTGTTGATATGCCTTTTGATGCATTGGTTACAGCAAGAGCACTAACTGCTAAATTTAGTAAATTCTTTGCCATTTAGATTCCTAAACTTTTTTGTAAATTATTACCTTGCGGAAGATATATTTTTGTTCCTGCTACAAAATCAAATATTGGATCTTTTAATATGTTCATATTTCTTTGTGCAAATACCCACCAAAGATCTTTTGATCCATACAAATCGTTTGCTAATAGATCAGGTCTATATGTGTAAACGTTTGTAATTTCATATAATATATCAGTTGGTGATGACGGAACTGGTCTTGGAGTAAAAATATCTAAATAACCTGATGCTGTAACTTCCGTTGATCCATAAAAACTAAGCGTTGACATTAAATAAATCCTTCTTGTTTTCCAACTAAGTTACCATTTGCAAAATCTTGTAGACTAAATCCTGCTACAGAACGTCTTGCATAATTTGGTGCTACTTGTACAGTAATTGTTGATTGTGTAGGTACATAATTTTCACTAGGTCCAGCAGCAGTAGGAATAGTGCAAGGAATATAATCTACATCTGCTGGTAAATCTGTAGTAAAACTTGTAATTAAAACTGGTACGTTATTCATTACATACTTTCCGTATCCATTAAGTCTAGACATCGGCGGTGGTTTTCCGTTGTCAGCACCATCTCCGTAAAACATCTTTGTCATTGTTCTTAAAAAATGTATACACGCTAACCAATATCTTGCATCGTCTTCGTTTTCAGTAAAGAAGTCGCCATTAATAGTAATAGTATCAACTTGGCTATTTTGATATGCATAAAAAGGATAATTAGAATGCGTAGGAGTAATTGTAGAATAGTTTGCACTATGCCCTAAAATTATAGTAGGAGTAAACGGAAATATCATTTTGTTTTGTGAATTTTTTAGCGGAGCTAAAACTTCACTATTATCATTAAGAAACATAGTTGGAACTTGTAAACTAACTCGCCAATCATCTGGTCTATCATCAACTGGACCTTGTACATTAGCAGTTTTCTTACGCAAAGGATTTGCGCCAGCAGCAAGATTACCTAATCTCTTCTGAACTGCGTCAAATTCGCCTGTATAAGAATTAGTCATTTGTTGTCCGATATTTTCATTTATACTCATATTTGTTTCCTTACTATACTATTTAGTTGACAAAATTAACAGAGTATATTATACTAATATTAACAAGGAATGATACATGCGCAAAAGAAATTACCTAAATAACAAAGATCTATTATTAGAAATACATAGATCAAAAAACAGCTTTAATAGCTTCGTAGATGTCGATTATCATCAGTTTGATATTATTTTATTAAGCACTGATGCTATTAATATTAGAACAATTGCAGAAGCAAAACGTAACAAAGCAAAAAGACTGTCAACTGAAGATTACGAAACTCGTAAAATGGCAGGCGAAAAGGTGAAACAAGCAGATTGCGAAATTGATTATAGAACAATCACTAAAGAAGAACTAATCTTTCGAGTTATGACATTTGATCATATTCCAGAAGAGCCTGGTCGTAAGAAAAATCCAAAAACTATTGCTGACACAAAAACAAAACTTAACTTTCCTCCTTTTAAACATTATAAATTTAACGAAGATGGTGAATTAGTTTGTGTAGGTAAATCACACTGGGAAGGTGGACTAGAAAATGGTAATTTTTCTAAAACACACGGTACAGCAACTAATAAACTTGCAATGATGTGGATGAAGTTAGTCGATCGTTATGCTACAAGAGGTAATGTTCGTGGTTATACCTACAACGACGAAATGAAGGGTCAAGCAATACTACAACTTTCACAGATTGGCCTACAGTTTGACGAATCTAAGTCAAACAATCCGTTTGCATATTACACAGCAGCAGTTACTAACTCATTTGTGCGTGTAATTAACTTAGAAAAACGTAATCAAAACATTCGAGATGACATTCTAGAGATGAACGACTTAAAACCAAGTCATACTAGATTACATGAAGGTGAATGGGAAGCTGCAATTAGACGAAACGAAGAAGCAGATCCTACAGCATTTACTAAGAAAAAATAGTTTGACATCTTAATACTTTCCTGTTATACTTAAAAGAAAAGCGGAGTCTATAGTTGTTTAAAAAAGCGGCAGTATTTACTGACATACATTTCGGTCTGAAAAGTAACAGTAAAATGCATAACCAAGACTGTGAAGATTACATCGATTGGTATATAAAAACTGCAAAAGAGCATGGTTGTGAAACTGCGCTTTTTTGCGGTGATTGGAATCACAATCGAAACAGCCTAAACTTAACTACTATGGATGCAGGCATTCGTAGTTTAGAAAAAGTCGGCGCAGCGTTTGATAACTTTTACATGTTTGCTGGTAATCACGACTTGTACTACAAAGATAAACGTGATGTAAAATCTACTGAATTTGCAAAACACATACCAGGCGTTACTGTTATTGACGAAATATGGGAACAAGACGATGTTGCGTTAGTTCCTTGGTTAGTCGGTGACGAATGGAAAAAGATGTCTAAGATTAAAAGCAAATATTTGTTTGGACATTTTGAACTGCCAAGCTTTTACATGAATGCGATGGTACAGATGCCCGATCACGGTGAGCTAAAAGCTGATCACTTTAAGCATCAAGAGTATGTGTTTTCAGGACACTTTCACAAGCGGCAAAAACAAGGACATGTACATTACTTAGGTAATGCATTTCCGCATAATTATGCCGATGCTGGTGATGATGCACGTGGTATGATGATCCTTGACAAAGAAAACAATGCCGAGCCATTGTATATTAATTGGGATGATTGTCCAAAGTATAGAAATACAACACTAAGCAAATTATTAGATCCAACAAGTGGATTAATTAAACCTAAAATGCATCTACGTGTTACACTAGATATTCCTATTAGTTTTGAAGAAGCAGGACTTATTAAAGAAACATATATAAGAGATCACGGATGTAGAGAAATAACCTTAATCAGTCAAAGACAAACTGAAGAAATGAATACAGATTTAGACATTAGTCAGATGGCAAGTGTAGATCAAATTGTATCAAGTGAAATAAGCGAATTAGACACAGAACAGTTTAGCAAAAAAATGCTGCTGGATATTTACAACGGTTTAGAATGATAAAAATTAAAGACTTAACAGTTAAAAACTTTATGAGTGTAGGTAATGTAAGTCAAGGTGTTGACTTTGACCAACAAAGCCTTACACTCGTGCTTGGCGAAAACTTAGATCAAGGAGGTGACGATTCGGGTTCCCGTAACGGTACAGGTAAAACAACAATCATTAATGCATTGTCATACGCTTTGTACGGCCAGGCACTGACCAACATTAAGAAAAACAACCTTATTAACAAAACTAATAGTAAGGGAATGTTGGTCACGCTATCCTTTGACAAAAACAATACAGAGTACAGGATCGAACGTGGACGTTCTCCTAATATTCTTAAGTTTTATGTCAATAATACTGAACAAGAAGCAGAAGATGAATCACAAGGTGATAGTCGCAAAACACAAGAAGCTATTTCAGAACTATTAGGTATGAGTCACGATATGTTTAAGCATATTGTTGCACTTAATACATATTCTGAACCATTCTTAAGTATGCGAGCTAATGATCAACGTGCAATTATCGAACAATTGTTAGGTATTACAATTTTAAGTGAAAAAGCAGAGTCACTTAAAGAACAAGTAAAGGTTACTAAGCAAGCAATTACAGAAGAAACATTTAAAATACAAGCAATCGAAAGTGCTAATCAAAAAATACAAACTACAATTGATAGTTTAGGTAAAAATCAACGTGCATGGGTTGCAAAACGCAGTTCTGACGAAGAAAAACTTAAATCTGCAATCGAAGAATTAGAAAAATTAGACATCGAAGCTGAATTAGATGCACACGAAAAATTATCAAACTGGACAGAGCATAATAATTCTATTTTGGCTCTTAGAAAAGAATTAAGCACACTAGAGCCTGCACTAATACGTGCTGACAAGAGTGTAGAAAAAGCAAAAAAAGATATTGAAGAATTAGAAGATGCAATGTGTTATACATGTGGTCAAGAACTACATGCAGATAAAAAAGCTGAGATTGCAGAGCGCAAATCTAAAGAATTAGAAGATGCATTAGCGTATCAAAAAGAAATTACTAACAAAGTAACAGATGTTGCTGTTGATTTAGATATAATCGGTGATATCAATGGTAAACCGACTACCTTTTACGATGCTGCTAAAGAAGCATACGAACATAGAAGCAATGTTGAGAACTTACAAAATGCATTAGTAAACAAACAAGCAGAAATTGATCCGTATGAAGTACAAATTAACGAACTAAAAAGTACTGCACTACAAGATCTTGACTGGAGCATTATAAACGATCTTACAGAGTTTAAAGAACATCAAGAGTTCTTACAAAAGCTACTTACAAATAAAGATTCGTTTATACGTAAGAAAATTATCGATCAGAATCTAGCATATCTTAACAATAGATTAACATATTATTTAGATACACTCGGATTACCACATCAGGTACAATTCCAAAACGATTTAAATGTTGAAATTACACAACTAGGACAAGATTTAGACTTTGACAACTTATCAAGAGGCGAACGAAACAGACTTATACTAGGTTTATCGTTTGCATTTCGTGATGTTTGGGAAAGCCTATATCAAAACATTAATTTGTTGTTTATTGATGAGCTTATTGATTCAGGAATGGACAGTGCAGGCGTTGAAAACTCAATAGGCGTACTTAAAAAGATGACTAGAGAACGTAACAAGAACATCTTCCTCATATCTCACAAAGATGAGCTAGTTGGCAGGGTAAACAATGTATTAAAAGTTGTTAAAGAAAACGGCTTTACGTCATATGCAAACGATTTGGAAATAGTAGAATGAAAATTAAACTCGGAGTTAGAGGTAGTAAACTTGCATTAGCATATGCAGACATTGTTAAACGTAAAATTAACTCTGTAGGCGACTATAACGTTGAAGTTGTAGTAATTAAAACAGATGGTGACATATATGCCAAAAAGAACATTGCTGAAATCGGTGGTAAAGGTGTATTTGTTACTAAAATTGAACAACAATTATTAGACGGCAACATTGATATTGCTGTACATAGTTTTAAAGACCTTCCCAAGGATCTACACGACGATACAGACATATTTGCTGTTATGAAACGTCACGATCCACGTGATGCTGTTATCGGAAACTTAGTTGATGGTTGTAAAATAGGCACAAGTAGTCCTAGACGTAAATTACAACTTGCAAAAATGTTTCCCAACAGTGAAATACTTCCAATACGAGGTAATATTGACACAAGAATACAAAAAGTTCGCGACAATGAGTACGATGCTACAATTTTAGCAATGGCAGGACTTGATACAATGAACTTAGGTCACGAAATAAACAAAATTATGGCAATAAATGAACTAGTACCAGCTGTTGGGCAAGGTGTTATTGCTGTACAAACTAAAAAAGACGCAGAAATTAACTTTTTAATGGAGCAAATTAATCATTTAGAAACATATCAATGTGCAATGGCTGAAAGAGCAATGTTAAAAGTTATTGACGGCGATTGTGATACTGCAATCGGATCTATTACAAATGTATGTGGTACTTTGTTAACTATTAGTGCATGGAATTATGAAAATAATACATCATGCCGAGTAGAAGGCTTGTTATCCAACTACAATGAATTAGGTTTAGAAGCAGGATCCGCTATAAAATGAACGAAGACAAATTTCACGAAGATTTAGTACAAGCATATCTGCAATACTTTGCAGCAAACGAGTGGTGGGAACGGAAAAACTCCGTTCGTGCATATTCAGCAGTACAGAAGGCACTTAGAGATATCAGATCAATAGCAAAAGAACGAAATACTGAAATTAGGCTTAACCAAAAGGACTATAAAACCAAATTTAAAGGCAAACTATACAAAGATCGATAAACATTGTATGAATTGGACATATAATGGTAACGAAGTTACAGAAATACCACAAGAGTACGAAGGCTTTGTTTACATTATTACTAATTTAACAGATGATCGCAAATACATAGGCAAAAAACTAGCAAAATTTAAAACTACTAAGCCACCCTTAAAAGGCAAAAAGAATAAAAGACGCGGAACAAAAGAATCAGACTGGAAAGACTATTGGGGATCCAGTGACAGGCTAAATGCAGACGTAGAAAAATTAGGCAAAGACAAGTTCACAAGAGAAATACTATATTTTTGTAAAAGCAGAGGCGAAATGTCTTACTTAGAGGCAAGAGAACAGTTTAGCAGGCGAGTATTAGAGACGGACGAGTATTATAACGGTATAATAAACGTGCGTGTAGGCGGATCAAACATCCTTAGAGAAAATTTAAAGGCACATCAGGACACTATTTAAAAGCCAAAATCCAGCCGAGGTAATGCTCGTCGCCGGTGGAGTGGTAAAGTCCAACAGGCTGTATGCTACGAAAACCCCTTAGCACTAGGAACGAAGCGGGGGATATTACGGTGTAGCGTATATTTTAAGAATATACGGTATAGCGTAAGATGTCGACGTAGGTTGGGAGAGGTCAGAGCCCAGTAGCAAAGTCAAATACCTATTTCCAATGTCTCGGCTATGATACTCACATGAAGATATCTTCGAGGACGACGGGACCCTGCGAGGTTCCGTCTGACTAATTAATCTACATGAATATTTAAAATGAATTTATAATTCATTTAAGAAAGAATATTAACTTAAACGAAGTGTATAGTTTGAGCGATAGCG